CAATCCGTCAGCTTGACTTTCGCCCCACTCCGGTGAGTAAGGTGCTGCCCGCCGCCTAAATCATGGAACGCTCGAAATACCCAAACCGGACGCGGCGAGTCTTTCAGAAACTGCCAGGCAGTTACGTCTTCGTGCGTCCCGTTGCGCAGCTGGTGAGTGGGTTTCATTTCCGGTAAGGAACTTTTACTTTCTCTGGCGGCTTCCCGTACTCGTCTTCGTATCGCTCGACCAAGTAAAGCGCCAACGTCTTGATTCGCTTGGGTCCCCAGAAGCCGTCCTTAGTTAACCCGAGCGCCCGGCCACCGCCGCCATACTCAACTTCCTCTTTGAACAAATCGTCATAAGCTTTGTTGGAAATAATCGGAGTCTTGTAGACGTGGTAAATATAACGGTGCGCCATTACCACGTCGAGCGTCGGAGCGAAGACGGCGAGCGACTTTGCTTCCGGAATTTGCTTCCAGTCCTCGTTGATTTCCGAGACCGGCCGCTGCAAGAGATTAGCCGTCGCTTCCAGCGGCACTTTGCGCTGCTTGTGCTCCGCGAGAATCGCGCCTTCTCTGGCGTTGAGCCGCTTCCCCTTCCGACTGGTCCGATGGAACGGCTCGTAGCGGATAGCTAAGTCGCGTTCGTTGCGCGTCAGCTGCTGGACGCGCAGCTTGATTTCCGCGACGCTCCGCCGCGGCAGAGCGTCAGCGATACTCTTTAGCTCCGCTCCAGACAAGTAGAGATTCCAGAGCTTGCCAGACTCGCTCTTCTTCCACGGTCCGCCGCTCATAAGCGGCTCCCGGTTACTTGATAGCTGGTCCGAACGACTGCCAGCCCAACAAGCCGAGCAAGATAAAAAGCATGGCGTTGAAGCCGAGCGGCCGATACGTGCCTCCGCCCGAAGGCCAAAAGGCCCACAAGCCGAAGAGCAACCATACTATCATAATCACCCAGAACAAAGTTCCCTTTGACATAGGGGCGGAGAGTAACAAGACGGACTGGAGATAGCAAGTTCATTGTTCGGTCTTCCGCCAGCCTGGCGGAACCGGGAAAGGGTGCCATTCGAGTTTGCCTTCATACGACTCTTCTAGCTGCCATATCGTCCCGTCGTCGCAGAGCGCCAAGACAAAGTATTTACCGACGGGGTCAATCGTCATAGAGATTTGAATTACTTTTCTCATAGTAACCCCTTGCCAGTAAAAGATTCATAAGTCTTCACTTTGCGCTCGAGGTCTGCTACTTCAGCTTTGAGCTGCGTATTTTCTTCCTGCAATGTTATCACGTCCACTACCGTGCCATCGACTAGCGGACGGAAGGAAGCGACGAGCAAGCCGGGTCGTAGCACGTTGCTAGCCGCGCCGGCGCAGAAGTTGACGCAGCGGACTACCCGCTCCGTATTAGCGCGGGCTTCAATCAAGTTGCGCCCGCGCCCGCCGGCCGTCGAGACGTAAGCCAGCATCCCTTCTGGCCCGCTGGCGATTTCAGTTCCGGACCCTTCGGGCATTACAAACCATGGCTCTTTCGTATGCGTCATATGTATCTCCGCTTTCTTTCTGGCAGGCATTCATTTTCAATTTGTTTCCAAACCATCTCCGTCAGCTCCACTACTTTTTGCTCCAGCCCCTCTTCCTCGATATGAGCGATAACTGCACCACGCGAACCGGTAAACAGAATATCCTTTGCGTCAATCTCCTTGTTTTCGTTCTTTTTCCAGTGCTTCTCAGCCACCAGAAAATCGACGCACGAACCCACATCGTCAATCCCTAGACCGTAGTAAATCGGTATCTGCACCGCACGGTCTTTGCCCACTTTACCCGTCACCCTATTCTTCTTTACCTCGGCCAGGCAACGAGCCCCCACCGTGCGCGGCTTTCCTCTCACCGTTCGCAAAATCTTCCCGACTACGCTCGTCCATATTTCCAAGTTAGCGTAGAAGCGCAACGCCCGGCCGCCGGCTCTGGTTCGCGTCTCGAACCCGAACTTGAGATTGTCGCGGGTCTGCCCGATAACCAGGAGGATGGATTTGGTCCGCCGCAGCCCCGCGAGGACGTGGCGCAAGTTCTCGCTATGGTATTTAGCTTTGCTGTCTCCATACGAACCCTTGGAATCCTCTCCCTCTTCAGCGGCTTTCTTCTGGATGGCAAACTTCTTAGCCGCCGCCTTAGACGTCAGCGCATCTTGAGAATCGAGGACGTAGATAAACGGCCGGCGAGCTTTAATCAAGTCAGCCATGCGGTAGTAGAAAGATTCAATCGTGCTGGACTGGACCCACTTCATCCGCTTGGCCATATCCTTCCCAAAGTAGTGCGCGACATCCATCAAAGCTCCGCCCTCCACGTCGTCGTAAATCAGCTCGTAATTCTTGAAAGCTGGCGAGCGACACGCTTCCGCGAAGCAGGACAAGCTTAGCCACGTCTTGCCGGAGACGCTATCCCCGACCAGATAGTAGTAGGCTCCTTTGAGATACCCGCAATCCGCACGGTCCGTACAAGCTAAATTGAGGAGGGTGCTCCCCGTCGAGAGAGCACCCTCCTTGGACAATACCGACTTCTCACGCGGCGCCAGCAATGCTTTCTTGTCCGCCGCAGTATTCATTACTTCTTCTTTTTCTTCGGCGCGGGCTCTTCGTCCCAATCGTCTTCGTCGTCTTCTTCTTCCTCATCTTCGTCTTTAGCCGGCTTCTTTTTCTTGGGCGTAAGCTCTTCGTCTTCTTCGTCGTCTACTGCTGCCGGTTTCTTTTTCTTAGGAGCCGCTTCTTCTTCTTCATCTTCCTCGTCATCCTCGTCAGCGTCCCAGCCCTTGTCATCTTTTTGGGAAGCAAAGCGATTTTTCTTTTTAGGTCTGGATTCATCTTCGTCTTCGTCGTCGGTATCTTCTTCCTCTTCGTCCTCGTCCTCGTCGTCCTCTATCGGCTTCTTCTTTTTCTTGGGAGCTTCGTCTTCTTCGTCGTCGTCTACCGGTTTCTTTTTCTTAGGCGTAGGCTCTTCGTCTTCTTCCCAATCGTCCTCGTCCTCTTCCTCTTCCTCGTCTTCCGGCTCAGCAGCCTTGCGCTTTTTCTTAGGCAGAGTTTCCGTAGTATCTTCTTCCTCGTCTTCTTCTTCGTCCTCTTCATCTTCAGCCGTCTGGAGAAGGACTTTCTTCAAGTCGTCGTAGGGTTCTTGAACCAGCAACTTGTCCAGGCAGTGAGTCTCTTCCAGAATCTCGTCATCGTATTGCTCCTTGCGCGGCTTGAAATCGATGGTCTCTGCTTCGACAAACGAATTGCCGGCAAAAGACTTCTCAGTAAAACCGACCTTCAACGTGAACCCATCCTCCAGGAAAAAGAACTTCTCCCAGCCATCGTCTTCGTCTGAGTCGCGTATCCGCAAGTCCAGCAACCTTCCGAACAAGTGGTAAGAGATATCCCACAACTGAACTCCCTTGTCCGGCTCTTTGAGATTGATGACGTTGAAGAGCTGGCGCTGCTTCGGAGACAGGTCCTTCGCTGCCGCTTCTTTGTCTTCGTCGCCGTCGGCCGACTTGAGCAAGCTCAGCCGGTGCTCACAGACGGGGCAGCGCCCCTTGCTGGACATCCGCGCGCACAAGTAGGAATCTTCATTCGCTCCGATGCCGCGATGGGAGTAATACGTCCGCTCATAATGGAGGTTGCCGGGTTCCGCCCACGGGTTGCCTTTGCCGACGATATACGGGATAATATCCAGCAACATCACTCCAGCTTTCGCTTTGAATAGCGTGACCTTATCTGGCAACTTCAGGTAAGGAGCGGAGTAACCCGTCGACTGCTTGTCAGCTCGCTCTCGGGCCGACGTGTATCTGCGTTCTGATTTATTTGACCTACTCATTGTTTCTCTCTTTCATTTTTTTGGTTTTGCTCATCGCGCCTCTTGGCCCGAAAATATCCAGATGCTCCGAACTTGACTACCATATAAGCTAGAACCGGCAACACGATGCAAGCCAGACCGCCGTAGAGCAGGATGGTAAGCAAGCTCATCAGTCAGTATGGCGGCGCACTTTGCGTTGCGTCATCTGCTCGACTGCTTCCCGGCCGCGCTCGGAAACTTTGGGGCTGGAGAAGTAGCCCATTCCGTGCAGCTCGACCAGCAGAGTCAAAGTCCGCTTCTTCGTCTCCAGCGCCCAGACCACTGCCTGACTCAAGTCAGATTGATAGCGAGCTTCGCGGACCTTCTTAGAAGCAGCCTTGAAAGTTTCCCGAGTCTCGATGGCCGCCTTGACTGCCGCTTCGGTAATCTTTTCGATACCGTAGACTTCCGGGTTGACCCGAATCTTCTTAGCCAGCTCGGCTTCGACTACATCCAGCTCTGCTTCCGCTTCCGCCACGTCCCGCTTAGCGTCGGCTGCCTGGTGGGCATACTTGAGATACTGAGACGGCAGCCGAATACATTCCCGGTCCAGATTATGCTCGTCAATCTGGACCACTGACTCCGTATTGTTTTCGCTCATAGTTGTATTATCTACTTCATACAGACTACTTCGTAACAAGCCGCCGCCAGTCCAGCCTGTTTCGAGTCGTAAAAGTTCTTGGAAAAGATATCAATAATCTTGAAAGCTCGCGGAGCCAGTTGCTGGTTCGCCAGCAACACTGAGCGAGCGTAGCCCAATATAAGGTAGCGAAGTCCTTCGGGGTCTTCGTCCTTCAAGTCTTTGAGCAGCGTTGCCACCGGAGCCCATTGCGCCCGGGGGTTGATTAGTCCACGAGCCAAGTCTATCGCCGCCGACTTGTTGACAGAGCTCGCTTGCACTCCGCGCATCTGCTCAGCGTCTCCTTCCAGACCAGCTACCTGCCCCAATACCACCAGCGCTTTGCGAGC